CCCGGCAGCGGCGATGGTGGCACGCAGGGTGGCCCAGAGGAAGTTCACGCCTTGGGCAAATCCGAGTTGTAGTCCTGAGCCGACGAGGTTGAGGAATTGCCCGCTCTTGAAGATGGCGATCACATACTGCACGGCGTCGCGGATTTTGGTTCCTGCCTGCGCGGCTAATGGGGCGAGTTTCTGAGCGAGTGCGATGGCCTGTTCCACCAGAGGACGAATGGCATCGTTGATCGGCGTTCCAAGAGTGAGGAATACCTCGTTGATCGTGTCTTTGAGGGTGGAGAACAGTCCGTTGGTGGTTTTGCTCTGCGCCTCCATCATGCCAGTGAACTTACCGCCTTGCGAGGTCATATCGATGAAGGCCCGCTCGATGTTGGGGAAGCCGACTTTGCCGGACTCGACGAGTTTCTTCACCTCAGAGTCCGACACACCGAATTGCTTGGCAAGCTCCCCGATGATGGGAATGCCTCGCCCTGTAAGTTGGTTGATGTCCTCGGCGAACAGCCGTCCCTGCACTCGTGCCTTGCCATAGAGTTCGGCGATTTCGTTGACTGGAGCCTGGACACCCGCCGATACATCACCAATGCGGGCGAGAGTTGCAGCCACCGTGTCGGAACCCTCACCAAAGGCGATCAGCTTACGACCGGCATCGGCGAGCTCAGGAAACTCGAATGGGGTCTTTGCCCCAAGTTCACGCAGTTGCGCGAGTGTTTGCTCGGCTTTGGCAGCATCACCGATTAGGGTAGTGAAAGCGACTTTGGTTTGTTCGAAGTCGGCAGCTGAAGTAACCGCCTTCATGCCAGCTGCCAGTGCTACGCCGCCACCAGCGAGAGCCGCACCAAGTCCGACTTTCAATCCTGCGGCGGTGAGGCTAGCCATCTTCTTGGCAGAAGTAGCGACCATGGCCGTGGCTCCTGCCATCGATCGACGCAAGGCTGTGATGTCGGCTCCAAGGGTGACGGTGAGTGCGCTCATGCGCCGGGAGTGGAGTCAACTCCTGCAAAAAAATCCGGCCCGCTTCGAGGGAAATGCTCTCCGCTTCACTTCCTTCACTGCGTTGCCTGCGCTCGTCCCTCGCTTGGCTACTCCGTTCCGTTCGCTCCGCTTCCTGCTGTGCTAGGGGACTAAACTGCGAGCCACACGGAACCCGTGGCCGTAGCTCGTGTAAGACGGGGTGATGCTGTAGCGGAGAGCGGCGCGGCAGTAGCCCGCGTAGTAGTACCAGCTGCCGCCCCGGCGCACCCGGTACGTGCCCGAATCAGGCCCACTCGGATCAACGCCACCTTGTAACTCAGAGTCAAACCAATCCCAGCACCACTCCCAAACATTTCCATGCATGTCATGCAGCCCCCAAACATTCGGCTTCTTCATTCCAACTGGATGCGTTTTGTCTTCGCTGTTATTCCCATGCCATGCTACTTCATCAATCGTGCCACCCGAGTATGGGCCAAGTTCACCAGCCCGACAGGCATACTCCCATTGTGCTTCCGTAGGCAACGCCATCCGTCCACCGTCAGTATTGCTTATTTTTGCGTTCAGCTTTTCGAGAAATTCCTGCGCATCATCCCAGCTCACCATTTCGACTGGTAAATTTTTGCCTGCAAAGTAACTTGGATTGTCACCCATAAGTGCAACCCATTGTCTTTGAGTGACCTGCGTTTTCGCCATCCAGAATCCTTTGGTCAAAGTGACATGAACTTGATCCTCATCATCGAATCGATCTTCCTCAGTCTGCGGACTCCCCATTAGAAACTCCCCGGGAGGACACCAACAGAACGTCATCTTCACCCCTTGTGCGATTTCCCAATCACGCTCTTCTCCTGCGCGCATGCCGATAAATGAATCTCTCGTGGCAAGCTCCGTTTTGCGCGCGGCGATTTCGCCCAACACACGATTCATCAACTCTAGCTTATGATCCATTCGGCGAATCACTCCGCCAGTATTGCTGATGATGAGCTTGTTTTCTTCAGATGACATTATGATGTGAATTAAAATTCGCTATTATGTTCGTTAACTCAGCCAGTGACTGGCTCTATTGGACTGACACTACGAACCACACGGAATCCTCCGCCGTGGATCGCGCCCGACGGAACGTCTATGAAGCGGACTGAGGCGCGGCAGTAGGTCGCGTAGTCGTGCCAGCTGCCTCCCCTGATCACCCGGAAAGTGCCCGAAAGAGGCCCATGCGGATCAACGCCTCCACTAAGGTAAAAGTCATACCAATCATTACACCACTCCCACACGTTACCGTGCATGTCATTAAGGCCCCATGCATTCGGATCCTTCATGCCAACTGGATGAGTTCTATTCCCGCTATTTTCTCTATACCAAGCCACCTCATCAATTGTTCCTCCTGAATATGGACCCAGCTCACCAGCCCGGCAGGCATACTCCCATTGTGCTTCAGTAGGCAAAACCATTTGCCCGCCATCACTATTGCCTATTTTTGCATTTACCTTTTCAAGAAATTCTTGCGCATCGTCCCAGCTAACTGTTTCAGCTGGTAGATTCTCGCCTTTAAATTCACTTGGATTGTTCTTCATGATAGTAACCCATTGTTTTTGGGTAACCTGCGTTTTTGCCATCCAGAATCCTTTGGTCAAAGTGACATCAATTTGTCTCTCATTATTGTGTCGATATTCCTCTTTCTCAGGACCCCCCATGAGAAATCCCCCAGGAGGACACCAACAAAATGTCATCTTCACGCCCGGCGCGATTTCCCAATCACGCTCTTCTCCTGCGCGCATTCCGATCAAAGAATTACCAGTAGTCATCTCTGTTTTGCGCGCGGCGATTTCGCCCAACACACGATTCATCAACTCTAGCTGATGATCCATCCGGCGAATCACTCCGCCAGTATTGCTGATGATGAGCTTGTTTTCTTCAGATGACATCCTCGTTCTCCTTTTCGAGTTCTTGGCTCAAATGCTCGATTTCCTGATCCAATAGCTGTGCTTGCTGGGCAAATAATGACTGCCAGTCAGGATGTTGGATCATCACTTGATAGGTATTGGATTCTTGAATTGTCTTGATGTCTTGTCTCACACGATCCAGAGCTTCTCTGATGCCTGCAATTTTGGCCCGCAAACGCTGTTTCTTGCGCTCTGATTGATCACCATCGCCCTGAATAGAATCGAAAAGACCAGCTTCGCAACGCTCTACCAAATGGCGAATGCGCAACAAGTCACCTTCCTCATAGGCCTTGCGCAACTCCATAAACATCCGAGATGCTGCATCCTTATGCTCATCAGCTACCAAATCCGGATGGCAAAGTTTTGAGCCTCGACGATACATTTGTTTGAGTTCTTTTTGTTCTTCCTCAGATAAATTCCACTCAGTGCGCGCATCTTTTTCCCGCCTGGTTTCTTGTTCCTGCTCAAAGTCCTCGAAGTCCTTCTTGGCTTGTTCGTAAGTAGATTGCTTCTCGGGGTTGATTTTGCTTTCACGCAGTAGTTTGCGCATCCGTAGCTTTAATAAGCGCGCCAGTCGGTCGCCGAGGGACTCGTGAAATGCTGCCTGATAACGCGAGAGTTGATGTGTTAAATCGGCCTGCTCGGTTTCAAGATCGGCAAGCTCTGAGGAGAGCAATTCAAACTCCGCTTCGAGCAGAGTAATTTCAGGATCAATCCACTGTGCCAATCGTGTGCCATTAGACAACAATTTTTCGATCATTCGCACGGCCTCTGCATAGCGGTGGTCAGCCATCGCAGTTTGGATTTCTTGGATCGCTGGCTCGTGCTGATGCTCGACAAGACGTGATGCGGCGACTGAAACAAGCTCCACATCTCCGAGATCCAGAAGTGACTTGAGCGCGGTCAGGCGATTGATGAGTGTCGAGGATAAGTTCACGAGTTGGATGATACAAAATTTACGAGTGTCTGTAAAGTTGTATCAAATTGCACAGGGTTGCGATTGGCTGTGTAACGTCCATGCCTGCTTAATCGCGTTCCATTGATCGACCGCGTCTCCTATTCTGCCTTGGTTGCTCCATTCCGTCCTCACCCCATTCCTTCGCAGCAAACAGTGCTGATACTGAAGGAGTTTCGCCAGCGGCATAAACATAATGCTCTCTTCCGTCCAACCAGTCTCAGCGGCCACGGCAAATACCTGGGCAGCTAGGAAGCCGGGTTCGTCGCAGGGTGGGGCTTTTTTCCGCCGAGGTCTCCCATGGTTTCGACTTGAGCCGCTTCCAGTTCACGGCTTTGATCCTCCAGTCGTTTGAAGGCGATTTGAAAATCGGCCGGGGTAAGGCCACCGCAGAAGATGAGGGCGGATTCGCGGAATCCCTGGTCGTTGAACGAAGCCCGCACCACCTCGGGCCACGGGGCGCAGTGGGTGAACACAAAGCCCATGATTGCCGAAGTGAATTCCGGTGTGCCGTCTGTGGGCGTTTCGCCTTTCACCAGTGGGTTGCCGGTTCTGAGGAGCACATCGTAACTGGCCAGCGATAGCGGGCGCATGGCGTGTCCTCCCACGATGGTTTCGACATCATGAAAGGCGGATGAGAGGAGTTTTTGGCGGTCGGTATCGTTCATGGCTTAGAGGTGGCGTAGGTAAAAATCTTCCACAGAGGGCGAGGCATCGAGCGGGATGAAGGCGATCTTGCCCCGGCGTTTCACACAGGCGAGCGGCACGTCCTGTTTCACCTTGTCCACCAAGCGCTCGCGATTGAGCAGTGCGCACTTGATGTAGGCGAATGGATGCTCTGAGTTTGCGAGATGCCAGGCGTCATTGTGCCATGCCTCGATGAGTGCCTTGGTATCAAATTTGCCGCAATGGCTTTGAGGCTCGAAGAACCAGACCGTGCGTTCCCCACGAATGCCGTCGCCAACGACGCGCACGAATGGCTTCTCGGCAAGCGGGATGCCCACTGCCGTCAATGCAGCGGCAAGACAGGTATTGCTGGTAGCGGTGGAGGAAAGATGTGATACGGCGTTCATAGAGGGATCTCGTTGTCGTTAGGATCAGGCCCCACCACCGGCTGCGAGGAATGGATAGTGGGTCGCGGTGAGGTCGATTTTCTCGAAGTCCTCATTGTTGAGACTGCGGCTGACTTGCATGAGAACCGTCATGCCGCCCGTCTGTTGCAGGTGTGCTGGGATGGCATTCGATAGAGCAAGTGCGGCTCCGATCTTGCCACTGAAGGACGAGGTCTTAGCCACTAGTCCCGAGAGTTTGATTTCGACTTTCTCCTGGTAGAGTGAGAGGCCAATGATTTCTCCGCTCTTGTTGAGCACAGGTTTTTCCTGGTTGGAGTAGTCGAAGGAGAGGTCGGTGATGAGAATTCCCGCTTGATCGTTCGGGATGCCCCAGTTGCCAGTAGTGCCGATGAAAGTCGCAGACATTTGCTGCTGTCGCG